CCGAGGTATAACCACTCCCAGGATTAGTAAGAAAGATCTGCTTGACATTCCAGTATAAATTGAACCAGGCCGCATCGGCATACTGGCGGATCACCGGCGGAGCGATATCTATCGGGTTGCTCGGCGTGCTTCCTCCAGTCCCGAAAAGGGTACCATGACTAATCACAGAATACGTCCCGATTCCCCCTCCTACCCCGTAGACCGAGGTCACCTGAAACTTAATGTCATTCGGGCCATTCAAAACGTCTCCAACAGCAAACCCGCCGCCACCAGCGGCGGCCCCAGTGTAAGGGTTGGCAATCATCTGAATGTAATAGGTAGTTAGGGTTGCGATGGCTGTAGCAGTCACCCCTGACGGGGGTGACGAGATCGAGATATACGGCACTGCCAAATATTGACTTCCAGCGTACACTAAGTTCAAATTACCCACTGAACTTGTGCCCGCCGAACCGCCAGCAAATGGGTTTTGGAGCACCGGCGGGCCCTGACTAAAGTCTGGCTGAATATTCGAGTCGATAAAACTCGTCCCAAAACAGTTCCCAATGAATCCAAATTGTGACCCGGAGGGGATACCCCCAGAATAAGTGGGTAGGGCCTTGTACACATTATACGATTGAGCCCCTGTAGCCGCGGTCCAGCTAACAGTTATCGTCCCCAGCACGGCTCGCATGTCCTGGTAACCGGCCAGTACACCATAAGTCGAAGGCCCAGACTCCTGCCCATTCTGGTCTACACTGGTCACGAGGTAAGCATACGTGACGGCCCCAGTCGAGATTCCACTAGCCGCCAGGCTGACCCCCGTAGGCGCGGTGGCCGTCGAACCAAAAACAATGGCTGAGAGCGTCCACGAAGTCGGGCTCGCCCCCAGCACCAACTGATAGGGCGGGTGATTACCATGACACATAATCAAAATATTGACGTCCTGGGTATACTTAATCCCAAACACCTCGAACTGAGTATACGGGGAGGCAATCTGATAAACCGAAGCCACAGTCCCATTCGAAGCGAAGGCCCCATAACTCGTGGTATCGATCGCAGCCCCACTAGGATCGGTCAGAGTAAAGGTATTAGCCGTTACATTCTTAACAAAATAGAAACCTCCATTAATCTGGCTCATCCCCCCGACGCCGGAAATAAAGACCTGCTGGCCATTACTGTAACCATGACCAACCGCGGTCACCACCCCAGGATTAGCCTGAGTGATTCCACTAACCACCACTGATGGATTAAGGATCGGAGCCCCATTGGCAATCGGTCGCATGTACCCATCGCCAAATTCCAGCACATATCCCACCGCAATCGATGCCTGAAATGGGATCAGCCGGACCACCCCATTCGACAGGGCGGGGCACACAAACCGTGTCCCAGGCCTCGTCGTAGCCCCCCCTCTGTAGTCCACGAAAAAATTTCTTAGAAGAGCCGCCCCAGAATGATATTTCTGGACATCCACCCGCGCATTCAGCGCCGGGGCCCACTCCCCCGCATTAAAGCTCGTCTGAATAACCGGTGTCGATCCCATGCGTCAAAACGCCGGCCAAAGCGTTCCCCACTCATAACCAAAGCCATACGGCCCACTGTAATTTTCGGTGTACCAAATGCCCCGAATCCGAATCCAATCTGGCGTCACGTCATTGATCGTCAGGCCCTCGTTTCCATCCACTGCCCTGGCATCCACAATCTTTGCGTTGGCCAATCCCACAGCCATGTTCGCCAGGGTCTTGTCCCCCGTCAGGGCCATCACCAGCTCGGCCCCCAGTGCGTGCGCGAATGCTGAATAGAACTTATCATCAAAGACATTCACGTCCCGCACGTCCCGAACATAATTCAGGATGGCAAATTCCTGATTGGTCAGAATCACCCTCTGATCTGAGGAGGGCCCAAAAGTCAGATTAAAGCTCGCCCCACTCCCGCTCCCAGTGGTCGACCCCTGCGCCACCGGATTGGCCTGCGGCCCAAAGTAACTCCCCCCTACACCCGACTCGCCCCTAATCACTGGGACAATCGAGACACCACTAATACTCCCGCCACCACCGATAGTACTAACAACCAGCTGAGCAGGAGCGCCAATAGGAGGGGATGTAGGCGGGACACCAGCCAAAGTGATAACATCACCGACAGCATGGCCAGTCCCACCACTAGCGATTGATACGTTGGTAACAGGAGTAAACTGATCAACACCCACCTTAAACCTAACCGGTTGCCCACTCCAAAAACTGGGCGTGCCACCCGTCACCGCCGTCGTGATCGGAATGCCACCCGCAAACCCAGTCGCATACTGCGGCACGATCCAGCACGCCCGAATGCAATCCACCGGATACTGATACTCGTAGGCCCACGGCGGGGCGGGCAATCCCTTCCCCCAAAGCTGCGCCGCGGGGCTCATGTTCTCTGGGGTCCCAGACGCTGCGGTAATCACGGTCATAGTGGCCGTGGCCAAAGCGCAGTCCCACGGGGCCATCCTCAGCAAACTCTGCCTTACATTATCATAGGCAATATTCGCCTGGATGGCCTCATTCGTAGAATTGTTGGTCAGCTCGGTCGCCGTCACCGTTGTTCGGGTGCCCAATGTCTGGAGAGCGCGATTGACGACATCGACCTGTTGCACTTAATGCCTCCCTTGCGAGCACCTGTTCTCCCCGCCAATACCAGGCCCACCACTACTCGACTTGGCATTGGGCTGATGGGTATTCCCAGAGTTTGAGCCGTGCAATCCAGGCCCCGACTGCATAATTCCCTTCGGGCCCTGCGGAGGGCTATACGACAGGTCCTTCTTGTCCCCGGGCATAACCCCACCCTTACTGGCCCTCGCAGCCTGGTGCATCGTCTTATCGGGCCCAAACCCACCCAAAATGTCCCTTCCAGCTTTCATCAGTACCTCCCTTGGCTCCCACAATTACTCGTCTTCACCGACTTCATCGGGGCCTCCAACACCCCATCATCCTTCTGCAGAGTCTTAAAGGGCGTGCCCTCGCCGACCATGTTTCCCAACCTGCTTACCGCGCCGGGGCTTATGGCGTGACTCTTTGGCTCTCGCTTGTGGCCTTCGCTTACGTCTCGGTTTGCTTTTCCTTGTGTCATGCGGCTTTTCCTTTCCCTTCCTGTTGCCTGGCCTCGATGGCCTTTTTCACCTCGGCCTCGGCTGTCGCCTTGGCCTCCTCCTCATGCACCTTGGCCAGTTTCTCCTCCAGATCCTGCTCCACCTTCGCCAGCATCCGATTGGCCGCCTCCGCAATCCCCGCATACTTGGGGAATCCCGTCGCCGCGGCCGCCAGCGTCAGCAGCCTATGGGTCTCCTCCACATCGAACGTCACCGTCTTCACCTCAGACTTTTTAGTCATTACTTCCATCTTCGCCTCCTACAGACCGCTCTTCTTGAACACCAACTGCCGCGTATGATCCCAGCGGTTCTCCGGATCACTTGCCATTTCCCGTCGCACCTTCTCCAACGCCCCGCCGTCACTATGCATCGCCTTCAAGATCTGCCGATACCGATCATCGCACCTTTGCAGCTCATCCAGCAGATGCGCGGGCGGTTTCTGGCCCACCTCCTCATACGTGAACTTCACATCATGAATATCATGGAAGTAGTTCATGAACCGCCGCAGACTCTCTGGCACCTCCGACTCGGCCTCCCGCATGTACTTGATCAGCTCTGTCAACTGGACCCGCATGATCTGCATGTCCCCAGCCATCTGCTTCAAATACACAGCCGCGTCCTGCAACTCACTCCGTTCCCGATGTTCCTCGCGAAGTTCTTCAGCTGTCTTTGTTGTCACGAACCTTTCCTTTCTTCTTCTTCAGGATGCCCTTGGCCCTATCGGCCTGATTAAACTCCTTTGCCACACTCTGTGGCACTCCCACCTTCTTGGCGAAGCTCGGATTATGCGCAGCACCCGCCATCATCCGCGCCTGGGGCATACTCTTACTTGGCATCGTGGTTCTCCTTTATCATTTGCAGAACGACATCGCATGTTTCCGTAACACCATTGGTGTGGCCGTTCGTCATCTTCAGCAGACAATGGACGCCTTTGGCAAAATGATCGCCAGCACTAGCCTGTGGCATCCGCAGCGATGTGATTTGGTCCACATTGACCTTGATCATTTGCCCGTTCGGCCCATGCAACTCCAGAAAGACAGCCAGCAAG